TTGCTGGTATACTAGGAGGAGCATTACTCTGTGCGATTCACGGAGCAACTGTAGAAAACACTTTATTTGAGGATGGAGATGGTGCGAACACTTTCAAAGCTTTTGAACCGACTCAAGAGGAAGAGACGTATTCTATGGTTACTGCCAATAGGTTCTGGTCTCAAATCTTTGGTATTGCATTTAGCAATAAGCGTTGGTTGCACTTTTTTATGCTTTTCGTACCAGTCATGGGTCTCTGGGTCAGTTCTATTGGTATCATCGGTCTTGCTCTTAATTTACGTGCGTATGACTTTGTTAGTCAGGAGATTAGAGCTGCTTCCGATTCAAGTTACGAAACTTTCTACACGAAGAACATACTTTTAAACGACGGCCTAAGGGCTTGGTTGGCAACGGCCGACCAACCTGGGGAGAACTTTGTTCTGCCAGATGAGGTATTGCCGAGAGGAAATGCTCTTTGATTGTAAAGACCTCATTATTGGGGTTTTTTTTTATTTACTTGTGACCCAAACTATGATATTGCATAAATAGTAATAGATAATCAAAGTTAGGATAATGGGATTAAATAACAAATCAAAACCCTGTGGTTCTCTTGTTGATGAAAAGTTTGGGAAACTTATTGTCTTAAACGAAGAAGTCATTTTCAAGAGTGGTAAAAGTAGAGTATTTGCTACTTGTGCGTGTGAGTGTGGTAATAAAAAGATCTGTGATAGATCTAGTTTGTTGAATGGAAGAACTACTAGTTGTGGATGTGTAAGAAAAGAAACTACTACTGCTTTTAATAAAACAAAAAAGAAAGCATCTGGAACTCGTAAAGTAGATGATAGGAGATATAGTATGTTCCATAATGCTCAACACAGAGCAAAGAAAAAGGGAATACCCTTTACAATTTCTATAGATGATATTATAATACCAAAAATTTGTCCTCTATTAGGAATAACTTTATTATCAACTAATGATAAAAGAGACCCAAGAAATCCAAGTTTAGATCAAAAAATTCCAGGTCAAGGTTACACTCCTGATAATATATGGGTAATGAGCTCTCGTGCTAACTGGATTAAGTGTGACGCATCAATACAAGAACTTGAACTACTTGTAGAAAATCTCAAATGTTACTCTTCATAATATTCCAACTCTTTGGAGTATTCCTATTTCTTATGTCCCCAATCTAATCAAAAATACTTTTAATAAAATCTAAATATTCTGGTTTATTATTTCTTTGAATTATCCTAATACATTCATTTTTAGATGAAATATTTTTAATTGATTTTTCATCTTTATTTTTTAATAATAAAAGAATACCATTATCAATTACTTTTTTTATGTTTCCTGTTTCGTATTTCATTATGAGTTATCGTATATTTTTTTAAGTAATTTTTTCTTTTTTGAATTATCTCTGTTTGATGAACTCTGTTGTTTCATATCATCGTCCCTATTTTTACCACTCATAATTTTTTCTGTGGTTTTTGCGGACCCAATAGATTTTTGTGTAAGATTTTTATCTGGTATTTTATCGTATTGTCTGTTAATTGCTCTACCAAGACCATTTTCTATTTTATTAAATCTTTTTATATGATTATCGTCTTTCATTTTTGTTAATAAATTTTTTGCAAACTTTAATTGATGAGTTTTTAATTTCTCATCTCCAGTTTTGTCTGTTTTATTTCTTTGATTAATTTTTCTGCTTACTTTATCTTCTGGAAATGGTTTAAACTTTTCAAGTATTGATATAAATTCTTTATAAGTTCTCATAAGAATTTTATTTATATTTATGCTCCCCACCCTACTCACAATCCACTATGAACATTCTACTCCCACTAATCTACTTCACATTCTTTGCTCTCATCGCAGGGAGTGGTTTCGCAATGATGTGGGGAAACATTCAGTCTATCAATGAAGAAATGAGAAGACCAAAGAAACCCCAACATCCAGAGGCACCAAAGGAAGGTGAAGAAGTAATGTATGTGGACTTGAATAAAGAAAGATTGGAAAACCTTTATAAGGAATAAGCACTCAAATTGAAAACGGAAGGTTAATTCCAAAAATGGGGGGAAAAAATCTCCCCAAAAATTTTACTCCAAAGAGTTTTTCATAATAATAAATAATGACAGATGCTTTCCTAAATGGAACTCTATAATTCTTCTTCGGACTACTTGTTTAATTTACAAGCAACAAGTTCATCAGATGCAAAGAGAATGTGGAGACAATCAATCAAGGAAAAATGGAAACATAAATGTGCTTATTGTGAAAGCACAGAATATCTAACAATCGACCATATAGTTCCACAATCCAAAGGTGGAAGTGATTTCATTACAAATGTATTATGTTGTTGTAGAAGGTGTAATAACTCTAAGTCTCATATTAATTGGATAGAATGGTACTCATCACAAGATTTCTTTACAGAAGAACGATATGATGTTATACTGAAATGGATGAAACCACAAACGAATTCCAATCTATATAAGTATAAACCAAGAATGAATGCATCAACTTAATGGAATCTGAAAGTTCTATGCCCTTATTATACGTAAGGGCATTTATTATCTCAAATCTAGCAATTATTATCCCTATTCTTTTTATCTTATGACTTTTACAGTTTATTCCAAAGATGGTTGTCCATATTGCAGTAAAATAGAACAGGTGCTACAATTAACAAACCTTGAGCATGTTGTCTACAAACTTGGTGAGCACTTTGATAGAGAGGCATTTTATTCAGAGTTTGGAGAAGGGTCTACATTTCCTCAAGTCATTGTTGATGAAAATCACATTGGAGGATGCACTGATACAATTAAGTATCTAAGAGAACAAAAGATAGTTTGATGAACAATGAAAAAAATAATCTAAATAAAGATGAACCCCAGATGAATCGGGGGTTTGAGTTGTTAATTAGAGATAGGAGGAGAAGATCATTAGCACCAAAAACTTTTCAACTGAAGTTTGGTAAAATGATTTCTCTTCTTCGAAGAGAGATACACATTCACTTTGACTTTCATTTCGATATTCAGAAAAAGTAACTCTTGGAGAAAAAAAATGTTAGCAGTAGCACTCACAATCGGAACATTGGTTTCAATCTTGTTCTTTTTTGTAGGAGGAGTTGTTGGTTGGTTGGCAAGAGAAAATTCGTATCAAGTTCAACCAATTTATACTCATCCAGAGATGTTTGACGAAAATGGGAATGTATTTCCCGATGAAATTTTAGCCGTGAGGTTCGAAAATAACTATGACGCAGACGATGACGACGAAGACGAAGAAGACTGAAACTCTTCCACCAAATCCTTTTGTTTTTGAAGTTTTGGAACTTGTTTCAAAACAAAGAAGTAATGTTAAAAAGGTTGAAGTGCTCAAAACTTATGAACACGCTTCCCTTAAGTCTATTCTGATTTGGAACTTTGATGAAACTGTAATTTCACTTCTTCCAGAAGGTGAGGTACCATATAGTGATATTAAAGATCAGAATATTTACTCTGGTAACCTTTCTGATAACCTGGTTAAACAGGCAAATGGTGGAGAGGCAGCAATTGCACAAGATCTTAGTGGTGAAGGTAAGACTTCATTGAGAAGAGAATATCAACATCTATATCATTTTGTAAAAGGTGGTAATAATACACTCTCTACAATTCGTAGAGAGTCAATGTTCATTAATATTCTCCGTGGGTTACATCCAAGAGAAGCAGAAGTTCTTTGTCTTGTGAAAGATAAAAAACTTTTTGATAAGTATAAGATTACAAAGGAACTTGTTTCAGAAGCTTACCCAGATATTAAGTGGGGTAACCGTAGTTGATAAAAATTATTAATGAGAACTGTGACCAAGAACTAGCAAAAGATAGAACTCTACCTTATAATGTTTACATCGTATCTTATGAAGTTGATGCAGTAATGGCATACGATTTAGTCATCTCTGATAAAAATATGGATATCTTTGATTATTATTGGGATAAGTATAGAGAAGGATTGAAAGGTTGGAAGCAATCTGAAGGTAGAGTAAACCCTCGTCTGTGGGGTAACAAACAACCAGAGAAAAAGAAAAAAAGATGAGTGAAGGTTTTAACGATGGAAAGGTAAAGGTTAATGTAAATGTTGATGAAATAGATATAATTCTCAAAAAATATAAAAAGTTAAATAAATATAAAAAGTCTGCTCTTTTTGCTGTGAAAACTATTGACGGGACTGAAAGTATCATCACTTCTCTAATCAAAGAAGCACAGGAGGATCCAGTAGTCTAATGGGAAAGCACTATCTACTAAATCTATACGATTGCTCTTTTGTTCTTTTGAATGACGAACAATACCTTATAAAATTATTAGAAAGTGCGGCAATATTATCTGGGGCAACAGTAATACAAACAATATTTAAGAAATTTGATCCACAAGGAGTTACAGTTATTTGTTTACTCGCAGAAAGTCATATTAGTATTCATACCTGGCCTGAAGAAGGTAAGGCAGCAGTAGATTTATATACTTGCGGTGATTCAAATCCAAAATTGGGTTGTGATATGATTATCGATCATTTATATTCAACAAACCACACTCTTTCTTACATAGAACGATGAATTTCGATACGGTATTCATTTCGGACACACATTTAGGAACGACTCGATGTGATACTCATAAGTTTTTAAAGTTTCTAAAAGAACTCGATACAAAAAAATTAGTATTGGTCGGAGACATATTTGATATTGCCTGTATGGAACACTACGGGACAAGATGGAGAAGAGAACATACTGAATGTATTCATCAAATTTTTAATCTTGCAAAAAAAGGAACAGAAATAGTTTATATACTTGGAAATCACGAATCACAACTTCGTCGTTATTCTGGATTTACACATCATAATTTTAGTATTGTAGATCAATATGTTCATATAGATGCTAAAGGAAATAAGTTTCTTTGTGTTCACGGAGATAAGTATTCTGAATATTCTTCTGGTTCCTGGAAACAGTTGATGTTTAATAAAGGATATGAGATTATTAGTCCTTTGAGTTTTTGGTTAGAGAGATTTTTTAAATTTTCTTTGGTTTATTATTTAAAGAATAGTATTCGTGGAAAAAATTATATTAATCAATATGAAACTGATATTGCGTATTATTGTTCTCAAAAAAGTCAAGAATACTCTGGAGTAGTATGCGGTCATATACATTCTGGTAATATTCGTAATTTTGATGAACTTACATATATGTGTTGTGGAGACTGGTGTGATACTTGTTCAGCAATTTTAGAAAAAAACGGAATATATTGTTTACAAAAATACTAAAAAATTATTAAAGAGAGAAACTTGACGTTTTCTCTTTTTTTGTCTATAATTATACTGAGATATTAAAACTTATGAACCGAGACAAACTTAAGATTATCATCAAAAATCTTGAACTTCTGACTCAATCACTCAAAGAAGAAGTGTATGCCGATACCTCTGCGTATGAATACAAAGAACTTTCTTCACGCATAGGAGAATTGAATGATTATGATGAGGTCTACGAAGATGATGAATGATGAGATATAAAGAAACAATTCGTCTTATTAAAGAAGCACTCAAAACTCCAGAATTATACTCCGAAGAAGAGATTCTTTATATGAGAAAATCATTGGATAGTGCCTTACTCAATCTTGCTCGTAAAAAAACCATTAAAAAACAAAAAGGATTTGGATTTTCAAATGAAACCTAACGTTAAACTTATTTCTATAACCCCAAATGCAGAAAAGACAATGGCTTATATTGCCAGAGTCTCAAATCCTGCTAATCAAAACAACGAAAGTTATTCTAAATTGCTTGGTTATTGTATCAAGCATAATCATTGGAGTGTCTTTGAGCAGGCACATATGACACTTGAGATTGAAACAAATCGTGGTATTGCTGCTCAAATACTACGTCATAGAAGTTTTACCTTTCAAGAGTTCTCACAACGTTATGCTGATACGAATCTTTTAGCAGAAGAAATACCATTACCAGAACTTCGTAGACAAGATACTAAAAATCGTCAGAATTCTATTAATGATATTGATGAAGAAAAACTATTCGCAATGAATAAGATGATACGTCACTTGTTTGTTGATGCACAAGATACCTACAATTATCTTTTGGAACAAGGAGTAGCAAAGGAATGCGCAAGGTTTGTATTGCCCTTAGCGACCCCTACAAGACTCTATATGACTGGTAGTTGTCGTTCTTGGATACATTATATCAACCTTCGTTCAGCACATGGAACTCAAAAAGAACATATGGATATTGTAGAGGCAGTTCGTTGTATTTTTATCTGGCAGTTTCCAAGTGTTTCTGGTGCACTGGAATGGGTGAAATCTCCTGAATGTTCTGAACTCACTGAATACTACGATGCTCCTTCTATTCTAATCGATTAGAATAAATATTCACATACAAAATGGAGAAATGAATTGGCAATTTATCCGATTATTCATAAAGAAACTGGTGAGACTAAAGTAATTGAAATGAGTGTTCATGACATTACTGAATGGTATCAAAATAATCCAGAGTGGAAAAGAGACTGGCCATCTGGATGCGCAAGTTCAGTAGAGTTAGGTGAAGTTTATGATAGACTGAAAAAAACTAAACCAGGATGGAATGAAGTGCTTACCCGAGTATCAAAAGTACCAAAATCAAGAGTAAAACCTATCTAAAAATATGACAAGAAAAAGAAGGAGTAATGGAAATCAACCCCCTGCGGTTGGATTAATGTCTAAGTTGTCTAAAAGAAAAAAACCAATTGGAGCAGAACTGCTTTTAGATATTGAACCACTTACTGATAATCAAAGAAAATTATTTGAGTCTTATGATGCTGGTAAGCATTTAGTTGCTCATGGTGTTGCTGGTTCAGGAAAGACCTTCCTATGCCTCTTCAAGGCACTTCAAGATGTTTTGAGTGAATATACTCCATATGAAAAGATCTACATCGTGAGATCGCTTGTACCCACTCGTGAGATAGGTTTCCTTCCTGGATCTCACGAAGATAAGGCATCTCTTTATCAAATTCCTTATAAGAATATGGTAAAGTATATGTTCCAGATGCCGAGTGATGCTGACTTTGAGATGCTCTACGGAAATCTCAAGGCACAAGAAACTATTAGTTTTTGGAGTACTTCTTTTATTCGTGGTACAACTCTTGATAACTGTATTATTATTGTTGATGAACTCGAAAATTTAAATTTTCACGAATTAGATTCTATTATTACTCGTGTTGGTGAAAATACTAAAATCCTTTTCTGTGGTGATGCCTCTCAAAGTGATTTAATTCGTCAAAATGAAAAGAATGGAGTAGTTGATTTTATGAAAATTCTTCGTCAAATGCCTTCATTTGATATTATTGAGTTTGAAGTTGCGGATGTAATTCGTAGTGGTCTTATTAAAGAATACATTATTACAAAAATGGAACTTGGTTTATGACATTTATTCATCATAATTTTTTAGGTGATCTTGAGTTAGATTGTAAGACTACAGAGAGTATTCGTTTGTATAACTTGCCAAGTGGTAAGTGGGTTCCTTCAATTACTTCTGTAACTTCTTTCTATAATCGTGAGATTTTTGTTAAGTGGAGAAAAAGAATTGGACTTGAGGAAGCAAATCGTATTACAAAAAAAGCAACAGCAAGAGGAACTGATTTTCACCAAGTCTGTCAAGACTATTTGGAAAATAAGGAACTAAACTGGGACGATTATAAACCACTTTCAAAGTTTATGTTCTTTCATGCGAAACCATATCTAGATAAGATAAATAATATTCATGCAATTGAAAGAACCTTATATTCAGAATACCTTGGACTTGCTGGAAGAGTTGATTGTATTGGTGAATATGAGGGAGAACTTGCAGTTATAGACTTTAAGACATCAGAAAAAATCAAACCAGAAGAATGGTTGGAAAACTATTTTGTTCAAGAGATGTTTTATGGTTCAGCATACTACGAACTGACTGAAATTCCGATTGTAAAACTCATTACTATTATGGTAACTCCTGGTGGTGATGTAAAAGTATTTGACAAAAGAAACAAAAACGATTATATTAAGTTATTAATTCGTTATATCAAAAAATTTGTACTTCACAATATTAGGTCAACGGATGGAAAATGAATTAGAAAAGGCAATAGAGAGTAAGTTCTTTTGT